GCTGTGGCCTTAAAACCCATTGTGAAGGCTGCTAAAGGGTATCTCCCAGATAATGCACAGGTATTGAGCGGATGGTTGGCTCGTCCAAATTCACAGGGGACTTTTCCAACCTACGATGCTAAATTGGCAAGATCTGGGATAGGTTATAAAACCACACCATCCAAGCCTAACCGTAGAGGTTTTAGATCACTTGCTCGTGTATTTAACAAAACAGCAGCTGGAGCAATTTACGAAACTATGGGGCGCAAAACTCCCGATAGTCGCTTTGTGGTAAATCAAACCTCTAAATACGGATCCAGCATGAAAGGCACAGACAAAATGGAAGGTCGTGTCCTTTTTCGTGCTTATGAAGAAAATCATGGCAAAGCCAGTGAAGCTGTGCTCAAAGCCATTAAATCTGCTGGTGATAAATTAAACGCAAAGGCAAAGGTCTGATATGTCAAACATAGTCATTGATATTGCCGCGGAATTTACTGGCAAAAATGCTTTCAAATCAGCTGAAAACTCAACTGAAAAATTAACAAGAAGCGTAAAGAAGTTAGCCAAGAGCCTTGGTATTGCTTATGGTACTCAACAGATTTTGGCTTATGGCAAAGCATCGGTAAAAGCGGCAGCAGCAGATCAGAAAGCCCAGCAACAATTAGCCCTTGCTTTAAAAAATGTTGGACTTGGCCGTGATGCGACAAATACAGAAGCTTTTATTCAGCAACTACAAAGTGAATTTGGTGTCATCGATGACCAGTTGCGTCCGGCTTATCAGCGTTTAGCCGTAGCAACTCGCAACTCTGCTGAATCACAAAAACTATTACAACTTTCATTAGACATATCGGCATCGACTGGCAAAGATCTAGAATCTGTAACTTCAGCTCTTAGCAAGGCATATCTGGGCAACAATACGGCCTTGTCAAAATTGGGTGTTGGTATATCCAAGGCTGATCTTAAAGCAGGTAATTTTAACGATATTGTCGATAAGTTATCAGCAACTTTTGCTGGATCTGCAAAACAAGCTGCTAATTCTTATTCAGGTACATTGGACAAACTCAATGTAGCATCAAACAATGTCAAGGAAACAATTGGCATTGGCATCATCGATGCTCTTAAATTACTTGGACAAGATCAAAGCATAGATACAGTCACCAAAAAAATGGAAGGCTTTGCGAAAGCAACTAATGAAACTTTGGTTGGATTAGCTTCAATTCTTTCTAAAATCCAAGGTAATAAACTTGGTGGGGCAATTTTAGGCACTTTTAGTGACATCCTAACAAATTTGCAACCATTTGCCCTTTTTAGAAAAGAAGGTAAAAATGTCAATGCAGCAAAAAATCGCAATGGTGATAACGCATCGGCTTTGGCAGATCTTGCTCGCCTTGAAAGTTTATATAAGACAAAGACTTTAGATTCTACTAAGAAAATTACCGCTTTAACATCCCAGCAACTTAAAGATCAAAAAGCAAAATTAGCATTAGATAGAGCAAATGCTGCACTTGCTAAAGGTCAAGACATTTTCAATTTGGATGCTATCCAACTTAATGCAGCTTTAATTAATCAAGCTGAACAATTGGGTAAGGCTACTAGTGCTGCTCAGGTATTGGCTATCACAAACGATATTGCTCGCTTGAAGGTAAAGCAAGACATTCTTAATCTTGAAGCAGCCATTGCTTCTGGAGATCAAAAAGCCATTGAAACTGCAACCGCTAAACTGAATACAGATTTGGCTATTCTTGGTACTTTGCAACAACAAAGTGTCAAATTGCTAGATATTAAATCTATTCTTGATACGCTTATGCCTAAAGATTTGATTAATTTGGCCAATCTACAAGCTGCCTTGGATTTGTTAGCACAGTTTAAATTTCCAACGTTTACTATGCCTACTGCTCCCAGCGCAGGTGCAAATCTTTCAACACCATCTGGAGTCGCGGCAGCAACAGCAAATCTTCCGGCAAGCGTTAGCGCAACAGATTTTTTTAATGCTTTAACTCCTGACCAGCAATCACAATTAGGTGGTTATGTGCCTTTTGTGGGTGCGGATATTCCTATCACATTACCTGTCACATCTGGTGGTTCAGGAGTAGGTTTAGGCAATAACGGCACGGGCAGACAAATCCCAGCTGCTGCAAATGTCAATATCACAGTCAATACTGGTGTGGGCGATCCTAACGCCATTGCAGATGCGATCAATCAGGTTATCCAAGATGCTGTAGATCGTGGCACTTTACGAGGTGGTTCTTACTAATGCCATGGCTACCATCGTGGCGAGTTACTGTAGGTGACAATGTCTATACATCCGTTATCTCTGTTTCGTATGCATCTGGTCGCACCGACATCGATAGACAAGCAACTGCTGGTTATTGCCAAGTAGAAATCGTCAATACCGACAATACGCCATTTACGATCAATGTTACAGAATCTATCCTTTTAGAGCTTCAAGATACGACTGGATCTTATGTCACCGTATTTGGTGGAGAAGTATCAGATTTTTCTATTGGAGTGCGTAGCCCTAATGAGGCTGGCTTTGTCACAACTGGCACAGTCCTTGGAATTGGCAGTCTGGCTAAACTAACAAAGGCTGTTTATAACACAGCTCTTGCAGAAGGTTTAGATGGTGCTCAAATTGCAGCCATTTTAGATGGCGCATTAAATCTCAATTGGAATGAAGTAACGCCTACCGTTACTTGGGATACCTATCCTGCAACGGTGACTTGGGCTAATGCCGAATCTTATGTCGGAACGGTTGACTCTGGCTTTTACACAATGATCGCTCTTGCAGCTAGTGCCACAGCTAAAAGTCAGATATTGACAGATCAGATTGCTAATTCTGGACTTGGTCAGGTTTATGAGAATCGTTACGGCAATGTGTGCTTTGATGATGCGGATCATCGATCTAACTATCTTGCTGCCAATGGATACACATTCTTGGATGCTGACTATGCCGTGCCTACCAGTATCAAATCGACCACAGCCATCAGCCGTATCCGTAACAGTCTTATTTACAAATACTCAACAGGCTACGGATCTACCTACAGTACCTCGGATACAGACTCTATTGCCCTTTATGGACTTTATGAGCGGTCTCAGGAATCTAACATTAAGAATTTATCAGAGATTACCGACATTGCTGGTCGTCAGTTGAACCTTCGTAGATCGCCTAGAGCGCAGCTTGAAGCCATCACTTTTAGACTTGACAATCCCACTATGCCAGATGCAATGCGTAATAGTTTAATTGGGGTTTTCTTTGGTCAACCTATGCTTATCAGCAATCTGCCAAGCAACCTTTTGGGTGGCACATTTGAAGGCTTTGTAGAAAACATTGCTATGCGAGCGACACCGACTTATGTCGATCTTACTCTTTACATCACAGCAACAGATCTATCACTCAGCACGACACAATGGGAGACCGTAATCCCTAGCTCAATTACTTGGGCTACCACAAATGCTACACTTATCTGGAACAATGCGACAGGAGTCCTAAACTAAATGGCAACAAGTCCGAATTATAGCTGGCCAGAGCCAGACAATACCGACCTAGTCAAAAATGGCGCACTAGCCATCCGCACGATGGGTAATGCCATTGATACGACTATGGCGACAATGACTCCTAAATCGACCTACACAACCAAAGGATCTATTGCAGCTGCAACAGGCGCATCGACTCCTGCTAACCTCTCTGTAGGCAACAATGGCGAGACACTTGTAGCAGATAGTTCCACTTCAACAGGTTTGCGCTATACCTCTGGAAATCCAATTTCCAATCCTGTTCTCAACTCATCTTTTCAAATAGCACAAAGAGGTACTTCAATTGCTGTTGCTGCTTCAACACTTGCTTATACATTAGATAGATGGCAGGTCAATGCTCCAGCAAGTGCTGCGACTACTGTAAGCCGTCAAGCAACAGGTGATACAACAAATCTTCCCAATATCCAGTATTGCGCCAGAGTGCAACGCAATTCTGGACAAACTGGAACTGGTGGTATTGCTTTTGCACAGTCTTTCGAAACAATCAACTCTATTCCATTTGCAGGAAAAACGGTAACTATTTCATTTTATGCAAGAGCAGGTGCAAATTATTCTCCTACAAGTAATGCACTTGGAGTTTATTTATTTTCAGGTACGGGAACAGACCAATCCATAATTTCTGGTTATACTGGTCAAGTTACAGTTATTACTCAACAGGCTACTCTTACAAGCACTTGGCAACGATTTACTTATACTGCTTCAATAGGTGCAACTGCTAATGAACTTGCAACTTACTTTTTAGCGTCTAATACTGGCACCGCTGGTACCAATGATTATTTTGAAATAACAGGCATTCAATTAGACATCGGTAGTGTTGCGCTTCCGTTCCGTACCAATGGGGCAACAATCCAAGGAGAATTAGCCGCTTGCAGACGATATTTGCCAGCCTTTGCAGGCAATAATGCTGACCCTTATATGGGCTATGCGTATGGTACAAATGCCACTGTTTACGGTTTTCAGTTTGATGTGCCAGCGCGAGTAGCACCAACAGGAGTAACCACTTCTGGAACAATTCAAGGATATTCGCTTAACGCAGCAACCACAATTACGCCGACATATAATGCAGCAAATGTTAATGGTGCAACTCTTTTAGGTTCTTTGACGATAACTGCGGGTCAAGGTTCTCGGTTGTATCTTGCAAGCAATGCTTTAATTCTATTTACAGGATGTGAGTTATAAATGCAAACTTATGTGAACTTAAACGGTATTGAGTGCGTTATCTTAACGGATGAGCAAGGTACGCACTCAATGACCAAAGAAGCATACGACAAGCAGCAAGCGGAACAATCCACACCAATTGTGACGAATGAAGCCAAGACTAAGTAAAGCTGCTATCCAACTTCGAGAGCAGTTTGATGACTCATACCCAAGTCGTGACCGCACATCGGATGGCTGGATCGGTGATACTCGACACGCAGCTCGCCCTAGCGATCATAATCCCGATGTTGATGGCTGGGTTCGTGCCATCGATGTTGATCGTGATCTCAGTGGTAGGGCTAAGCCAGACCTCATGCCAGATCTTGCAGATCAGATTCGTCTCTTATGCAAGTCTAAAAAAGAAAGACGCATTACCTACATTATCTTTGATGGTCGTATCGCCTCAGACAAAAAGTCTTGGGAATGGCGACCATATGAAGGTTCAAACAAACACAACCACCACTGCCATATCTCGTTTGCAAAAGAAGCTGACAATGATTCGGCTTTTTTTCAAGTACCTATGTTAGGAGCAAGTCAATGAATGAATTAAAAGTAGCAGCAGGTTCATGGGCTAGAGCCTTTTTGGTAGCAGTTATTTCTATGGCAGCAGCTGGGGTCACAGATCCTAAAGCTCTTATTGCAGCAGGTATTGCATCGATCTTGCCACCGGTGCTTCGCTACCTGAACGCAAATGATCCAGCAATGGGAATCAAAAAGTGACGCAAGATAATTTCTTTCAGATCTATTTAGCGACCTTGGCAACCATTGGCGGTCTATCAGGCTTTGTCATTACACACCTTTTGTCTGAAATTAAAAGACTCAATGGGCGTGTCGATGAGATTTATAATCTTTTACTAGAGCGATAATTTTGTCATGGCAAAAAAAAGGGTTATAGATCTTGACACCTATAGCGCGTTAGATGTATGGGCTATTGGCCTTCAAGAGATGTATAGAGCTTTACGCAGAGCAGGCTTTGATGTGGAACTATCTCTAGCAATCATCGTTGAGCCAATGGCTTATCCTCGTTGGATTTTGCCAGAGCCAGTCGAAGTAGAGAAGTTTGGCGACTACGAAGATGAGGATGACGATTAAGCGAATAGTCGTAGTCTCGGACTTACAAGTCCCTTACCATGACAGGGTTGCAACCCGTAACCTTGCAAGCTTCATCACAAAGTTTAAGCCAGATCAGGTTGTGACAATAGGCGATGAGATCGATCTTCCACAGATTAGCAAGTGGGAAGAAGGTCGAATGGGCAGTTATGCCCAGACCTTAGATGATGATCGGAACGAGGCCGTGCAGCTTCTCTGGGATTTAGGCGTTACTGATTGCATTCGTAGCAATCACACAGATCGCTTGTATAACATCATCATGGCTAAAGTGCCTGCTTTTGGTGCATTGCCAGAGCTTCGATTTGAAAAGTTTATGAAGTTTGATGAGCTGGGCATTACCTTCCACAAAAATCCTATGGCTATTGCACCTAATTGGATTGCGGTTCATGGCGATCACACACCAATCAAGCCACAAGGGGGCTTATCAGCCCTAGAAGCGGCTCGTAGGCACGGTAAGAATGTCATCTCAGGTCATACTCACAGAGCAGGCAGATCGGCCTTCTCAGAGGCCTCTGGAGGCCGTATAGGGCGTGTTTTGCACGGTGTTGAGGTTGGCAATCTTATGGACTTCAAGCAAGCTCATTACACAAAAGGATCAGCAAACTGGCAACAGGCTTTTGCCATTATGTATGTTCACGGATCAAAGGTTCAGGTGGATCTGATCAATATCGAAAAGGATGGCACATTCATTGTGTCTGGAAAGTCCTACGGCCGACCTAGATAATCGTTACCGTTTCGTTATACAAATGTCCGTGACTTTGTCGGATGGACATGAGACTCTAAGTCTGTAGCCAATCAAGGGCATTGGCACAGATAGGTAATCAAATGCAAGTTCCAATTATTTTGTTATTGTTAGCGGCTAATGTCTTATGGTTTATTGTCGGTTGGTCAATGGGCTACAAAGAGGCAGAGCAGGATCACGAATTCTATGCGCGCTAATGAAATCTTACTCTCCAGCACCGACACGATCCGTAACCGTGGGCTTCAATACGGTCACCCTGCGGATAACCTGCAACACACTGCAATGCTCCTCAGCGCATACTTACAAACACCAATTCACGACTATCAGGTGGCTGGGATCATGGTCTTGGTTAAACTTGCAAGGACTAATCAATCAGCGCAACACATCGATAACTGGATCGATCTATGCAGTTACGGAGCACTAGGCGGTCAACTCGCCACAGAGGAGAATGAGCTTTATGTTTAATTTAGCCGATTATGAGCCAGTGGAGGTTCGACTTGAAAAGTTTATTAAGGATTATCCTTCGTTCCGCATTGCAACAGAGTTGGAAGTGGTCGAGGCTTCTCGATACATTGTTAAAGCGTACTTATACAAAGATGCTAGCGATAGCGTTGCTTGGGCGACAGGGTACGCTGAGGAGACGGTTTCTGCTAGAGGCGTCAATCAGACTTCAGCACTGGAGAATTGTGAGACTTCGGCAATCGGCAGAGCACTTGCAAATGCAGGTTATGCTCCTAAAGGAAAAAGGCCTAGCCGAGAAGAAATGAGCAAAGTCGTAGCTCAAAAACCTGTAAAACCTGCAGTTGCAGATGTTCAGGATTATTGGACAACACCAGTAAATGATTATCTAAAGGTGGTCGATGCTCCAGTTAGCTTGGATAAAGCTTTAGATTTAGTGCAGGACATTATGGGTACAGGCGAAGCACAAGAAGTACCACAATGCAAGCATGGACACATGAGATGGCGTGAAGGTGAGAAAAACGGCAGAGCATGGGGCGGTTATCAATGTAATCA